TTTACCAACATTTGATGTAATACCTCCACCAACTAAATACTTGACGGTAATCGTTGTATTTGAGGGTGATGTTCCGTATGATTTGGTTTTTAAGAAGTTTGTTGGGTCAAAGGATTCTTCCAATCTGCTAATTGAGTTTGGTAACCCTAATCCTACATTCTTTAAATTGGGGATTAGTACCTCATCATTTGCAGAAGGGTCTCCTGCTCCAAACTGAATTGTAGTTGTACTATCACCATTTACCTTTCGTACAAATCTTCTTGATGTTTTAATCGTTTCAAGGATGTAAGGTACAGTTGATTTGAACTGATATAAATCAGGGTCATTTACCTCCGTGTTTGGATAATCAGTAAATACCATTTCCTGTGCAAGGTATGGAACTTGATAATATTTGTTACCATTACCATCTCGTACATCGTAAATATCAATTATATTAGTTGCACCTAAATCGATAGTTCTAAATGCTTCATATGCACCAAAATCAAATTCAGCCTCTTCAATAGTTGCAGATATTGCCTTAACTAGTTTTTTAACTAAGTAAAATGTGATTTCTCCAGTATCACCATCTCTTTGATATACCGTAATTTCTCTATCGGTATCATCTGAAAAATCTACCACATCCTGAGTGATAAAGTTGGTACCATTCTCTGCTTCAACTTGCATTCCTTCTTTAATACGTAGGAAATAGGTTTCATTGTAAGTGTTATTTGCACCCGTTCCTGTTGCGGGAACTAATTGATAAACTGAAAGAGTTGTTACTGATGGTGATGTTACCTTTGGAGTATATCCCAAATATTGAGCCAATGATATTACATTTTCAACATCATCAGCATGAACCATTAATGATTCTTTTAAAGTATCATCAACATAGTATGAAAGAGAATCACCAATATATGATGCCATTTCAATAAACATCATACCAGGTGATGATTCATTGAAATCAGAATAAGTTCTTGGGAAATATGTTTTAGCAAACTCAATTAAGTTTCCTCTAAATTGTGAGAAATCTTTGTTGAGGTACTTAATATCCTTTCCTCTATTCTTAAAGTTTTTATTTATTTTTGTTATCGCCATCTTATACTGTAAATGTTACCTCGTTTAATTGAACATCATCTCCAATTTTAAATTTAATTGAAACATTTGCTCGGTTCCTATCTTTCAAGTAATCAGTTTGTTCAACATCAATACTATCAATTGTAACGTAAGGTAACCATTGTTCTAACGCCGCAGTAATTGTATCTTCTATTTTTGTTGGTAATTCATCATTATTAAAATCGAATAATAATTCTTGTAAACCACTACCAAACTCAGGTTGTAAAATACGTTCTCCCTTTTTGGTTAGTAATAAATTTTTAATATTTGATGAAACCTGTTCTCTTGTTGTAAAAGATTGAGCAAATGCAGTATTAGTAATCTGAATGGGTAAAGTTATCCCTATTGCGTAATCGTTAAACGATTCGGTATCCTTTACATTCTTCTGTCCTAATACTATTGCCATAATTACATTCCTGGTCTAAACGGACCTTTCTTTTTATCTATTGCTTTCATTAACTGAGAATAATCTCTATTAAGTGCTTTATTCACTATGTCATTTCCCGTGTCAATTCCAACACCATTTGGTTGAGTACCCATACCCATATCAGATAATCCCATCTTGGCTGCCATTTGAGCTCTCATACCTTCAACACCACCTTGTGCCATATTTGTAGTGAAGTTCATAGTTCTATATTCCTCACTCGTTGATTGACCTGTGTTGAATCCTTGAGTTTCATTTAAGATTTCATTTAACACAGGATTATTACTCAATTGTCTTTGTGGTTGGGTTACTGTTTCAACAACAGGTTTGTCCATAAAAGTTGGTTGTTTTGGAGTTCTTGATTTTCTTAAAGATTCTCTCAACTCTTTGTTTTCTCTTAAAAGTTGTTTCATCTCAGCTTTAACTCCCTCTTTAACTAACTTTGGGACAATAGTTTTTAATTCTTCTTTAACAATAATTTGAATTGCTTTTACTAATTTATCAGTATCCATTTTGTTATATTGTTTTCCTTTCTCTATAAATATTTGATTTGGGTTTTTTTGAGTTTACACCGTATAACCAAACCAAGGTACAACACCTGGCCCTGGTATGGGTGTTGGTGCTGCGGGATATAACGATGTTGTTGTTACTATTCCTTGAACGGTAGATAAATGTGTTGTTGCAAATAATATAAAGGTATCAATAAACGTATCCGTTGAAGGAACGGGTGGTATTGGTGGTGCGGGAGACCACGTACCAGGTATCGTTACATTATTACTAACAACTGCAATATTTTGGATTGAACCTGCAGCTGGAATTACGGGTATTGGGAATGGTTGTAATACTGCACCCGTCCAATAACTTAATACTCCCTTACCAAATTCATTAATTAATTGAAATGAAGGAGAGTTACTTAAAGAACCTATTTGTAATCCCAATCTGAAGAAAGTTTCCATTCCTTCTTTGTTTCCCTGTTGAATAGTTACAAAGTTTGTTGCATCTCTACCTCGTTTAATAGCTAGGTCATATTCAGTTGCCCATAATTCCGCTACCTGACCAATATCATCAATACTCTCAGGTCTATCCACCCTTCGTTTTATATTTGCTTTGAATAATTGCCAAGACATTAGGAAGTAGAATTAAGTTCACTTAAAGCAGTTTTTAATTGATTTTTTATCTTGTTAAAAGTTGCAATGTTAGTTGGACCAGTTCCACTTGGTCCTGATGGTGTTAAGTAAACCTGTTGTGTAATTGCATCAATAAGCTGAGAAAGTAAATCAACCAAAGTATCACCTTTAACAATCGGTTCTAATGATGTATCACCAAGATTTATTTTACCATTACCACTATTAATATTTACATCAAAATCATTTGTAGTAATATTAATATTATCATTTACATTAGCATCAATACCAAATGCATTATCGATTGATAATCCACCATCGGAAATAAATCCATAATTCTTTTTAGAATAAAATATCATTTCAGAATCTTTAGCTGAAAGAATAATTCTGCCTGAGTTAAGTAAAAGTTGGTTTCCCAACAATTCAGATGGGTAATCCTTAAATGAATCGGGTAAGGTTTCAAAATCAGAACTACCATTATCATCAACCGTACCAGGTTGGAATGGAAGTTTGTATTGACCTGAACCTAATACTATAACACTACCATCTCTATTTACATCTTCCTCAACAGTTGTACTAATCGAGTTTTCTTCATCAATCGTTGCTGGATTTTCACCATTTCTTAAAATTATAGTTGGAGAAAAATCATTTTCAGAATTATTATATCCCGAAAATCTTAAAGTTTGACCGAAGCGGGATTCTATTAAAGTATCACCCTCATACAATTTTAACTTATGTATTCCATTATTTGCTTCAAAGTAATCTCCATATCCATCAGTATCACCACTATCACCTGCAGAACTTCTTGCAATTCCTGTTTGTGATGTTTTTGAGTAGTTTGCAGCACTTGGCCTATCTGATTCCTTTCCTCCAAAGTTTTTAGATAAAGTATCTTCCTCTGCATTAGTATTTGGAGAAACGGTAAATCCCGTTCTTTCATAAAGAAACCCACCTGAGGGGTTTCTAATTATTTTTACTACTTCGTTTCGGGTTGGTAAAGATGTTACATTTAAAGTTGGATATGCAATATCAAGTTTATCTTCAGCAGAGTTTAAATTTCCTTGACTTCTAAATCTAATCGCACCTACATAGATTGCAGCTTCATCTTTCCTATCAAGTGTAGAGATACCTTCGTTGTTTTCATCTAATATAACATCATAGACATATCCAGTCTGAATATCTGATGAAGATGGTCCTGAAAAGTTAGATGAACCAACTATATTACTTACTCTACTATTCTTCATGTTAGTTTATTCTACTTTGGATTTAATCTCATCTACTTTATCATTATCCGAAACCGCATCTTCAACCTCCTGAAGTTCTTGTAAAAGTTGTTCTCTTTCTTCTTTAGTCAAGAAACCATCTTCTCCTTCAGATTTTTGGTTAGATGCAATAATTCTTTGTGCGATAGTTGCCAACTTAATTAACTGCTCATCATTTCTTACCGAAGTATCAATAAGGTCTTTAACGATGGGTCCAA